TGGTGAGGATACTGAAAGGATTCTTCGCCCGCGAGGCCAAGCGCATCGCTGATGAGGCAGCTAAGCACTTGGAGGAAGCCACGAAAGCCGACCAGGAGCAATACGAGCCGGATCTATCGGGATGGGTGGTGATGACCGCTCCGATCGCCCAGGCGCTGCACGAGGAGTTCATGTCCTCTATTGAGAAATTCGTGGCTTCCGGCATCGAGTTGAAGCCGGATGACATGCTCGTGCTGGATAAGCGGGCCCAGGAGTTCGCGCACGCGCGAGGTGCGGAGCTGGTCGGGATGCGCCTGGTGGACGGCCAATTCGTCCCCAACCCGAATCCCAAGTGGGCGATTACGGAATCTACTCGGACAACGATCCGGGAATTGGTCGAGGAAGCGTTCACAGAAGGCTACAGCCCGCGGCAGCTTCGAGACGAGATCGAGGAGCATGTCGCCTTCTCACGGGACCGGGCCTTGATGGTTGCCCGCACGGAACTGGCCCGCGCGCATGTCAGAGGGGGCCTCGACGGCGCGAAGGCGGCCGGCGTCGCGACGAAGCGGTGGGTCATCAATCCTGAATCGCCGACTGCGCCCGTGGATGACTGCGGTTTGAACGCGACAGCAGGGGATATCCCGCTCGACAGCAAATTCCCATCCGGCGACGACGGCCCGCCTCAGCACCCAAGTTGTCAGTGCACGGTCGTATTCGGCTTCGGTTCCAGCGAGTTGGAACAGGGAGCCTAACTCGGAGAGAGAGGAGAACGAAATGGCCAAAGGAAACAAGGCTGATGAGTTGAAGGGCTCCCAGCCGGAGCAGGGACCGACCGACCCAGAACCTCCTATCGTCTTGGGCAGCGCAGCGGTCAAGGCGCCGCAGGAGCCAATCGGCATCAAGGCGCCCAAGCCCAATGATGTTCAGGCCCCGGACCCCGTGGCTGTGCCAAAAGCCGGCGACGTGAAGCTCAGCCTCCAGGGTGCAACGCCTCCCAAGGCGATGCGCTTGCTCGCCGAGGCGCGGGAGACGATCAAGCACATCCAGGTGAAGAACGACTTCATCAACCGCTGGCTGAAGGAAGCGGACGAGCTATTGGGCTTGTAATCCTCACGTCAGCGTTGCCGAGGCCTCCGCCAACCGGCGGATCAACGGAGAGCACGATGGAAAAGCAAGCTGGTCAGAACAACGACGCCGTCAAGACACTCTTCGCGCCGATCTACAAAGTCGTTGAGCGCGAGGACGGAACGGTCGTCGTCTCAGGCGTCCTAGCTGCCGAAGAGGTAGACCAGATCGGCGAGATCTTCGACTACGCCACCTCGAAACCGTATTTCGAGAGTTGGAACGCCCGTTTCGCGGAAAAGACGGACGGCCAGAGCGTCGGCAACCTGCGGGCCATGCACCAGATGGTTGCGGCAGGCAAGTTCACCGCTATGGCCTACGAGGATGAGTCGAAGCTCATCAGCTGCGATGCGGAAGTGGTGGATCTGAACGAAGCCGCGAAGTGTCTGAAAGGCGTCTATACCGGGTTCTCGATCGGTGCCAAATACGTCAAGCGGTGGAAGGACGGCAAATACACGCGCTGGACCGCCGATCCCTTCGAAGGGAGCCTCGCCGACAACCCCGCCATGCCTTCCGCGACTTTCCTGCGCAAGACCGTGGACGGCCGCGAGATGGCCTGCAAGTTCCAGGCGCCAGCCACGGCCAAACCTGCCACAGCGCAAAAGGGAATGTACACGGTTCGGGAGTTCGCACGAATCTGCGAGGACGCGTCCTACCTGCAAAAGAGCATCGAGGCCGAAGAGCTGTACGAGCAGGACGGCTCACAGATTGGCACGAAGATGAAGGAGATTGTCGGCCAGCTCTGTGCGTTGCTGGTCGAGTACACCGAGGAGGAGGCGCAGGAGATTACGTCCGTCATCGGACGGACTCCCGCGCCTGCGACAGCAGTCCAGAGCAAGACCGCCGAGGGAAAAACAATGGAGGGTCAGCAAATGGACAAGGACAAAACCACACCCGCCGTGGTTCCAGCGGAATCGCCGGAAATCGCGGAGAAGCTGGCGGGGAAACTGAAACAGGCCGCGCGCAAGGCCGCCCGCGCTCACAAAAACCTTTTGGCGGCGCACAGCGAGGGACAGAAGAACTGCAAGGCGCTTGCCAAGCACATCGAGAGCGATGAAGGCAAGGCAGCTCATAAAGGCGTGGCCGAAGCCTTCGAGTCGATGGGTGACCACATCGAAGCGATGGGCTCGGCTCTCGCTAACTTCAACGGCGATTCCGAGGACACGGACGAGGGCGCGGAGAAGGTCTACCGCCGCACGCAGAAGGTGATGGAGGAGATCCGCGAGGAGCTGGACGGTCGGATCGGCGGGGTCGAGAAGGCCGTGCTGGCGATGGCCGAGGCTCTGGGCAACTTCTTGGGTCAACCCCGGCCGAGCGGTGTCGCCCTGAACGCCACGGCGGCGACGGTCACCAAGACCCAGGACGCCAAGCCCGAGACCGCCGAGAAAACGGCCCTGGAACTGGCGAAGTCCGGTGACATCGCGGGGGCGATTCGCCTGTGCCAGCAGACGCCGAAGCGGACGTTTGCCTTCGGCCCAGTGGTCAACTGAAGCATCCCAGTCTGTCGGCCCGCCAACTGGCGGAGAGGCAGGTAAGATTTTCGCCGAGGCTCAGCACGTAGGAGAGGACACAGAAATGAACAAGAGCTTGATTGAAAAGACCCTGGCGCCCTTAAACGCCGCCCAGCAGCGTGCCGCGTCCTCGTCGCCGGGCACTTCGGCGTTCAAGGATGCCGGGATTACGACCGGCTTGGGCTACGTTTGGTACGACCTGCAGCCGGTCGCCTCGCAGCTGTTCCCCGTAATCACCCCGCTTCGAAACCGGATTCCACGCGTGGCCGGCAACGGGGGGACGGGAACCCACTGGAAAGGGATCATGGGAATCAACACCACGCTGATCTCGCCGGGTGTTTCCGAAGGGCATCGGAACGCCTTCAACGTTACGGCGGAGCAGGATTTTTCCGCCACTTATGCCACGCTCGGCCACGACGACTTCGTGAGCGAGCAGGCGCGCCAGGCGAGCGGGCTCCTGACGCCCGCCGTGGACGCGCTGGCGGTACAGGATCTGCTGCTCTCGGTGATGATCGATGAGGAGTTCGTGCTGGTGAACGGCAATGCCAGCCTGGCCCTCGGCACGACTCCCACTCCCGTGGCGACGCTCGTTGCCGGTGGAAGCATGAACGCCGAGGCAAAGGTGGTGTTCTGCGTTGCACTTACGCCCGACGGCTATCGTCGCGCGACGGTGGCAGGAGGTCTCCCCGGGCCGATTACGCGCACGAACGCCGACGGCTCCGAGGACAGCATCAATCCCGGCACGGCCAAGGTCTCCGCCGCGTCGAATACCGTGACCACGGTGGGCAGCAACCTTTCGGTCAGCGCGCACGTCGCGCCGGTCAAGGGCGCCGTCGCCTATGCGTGGTACATCGGCGCGAGTGCGGCCACGGCGAAGCTCGGAGCAATCACGACGATCAACTCGGTTCTCTTCACTGCGGAGCCGACCGGCACCCAGCTCGCTGACGACGCGAAAATCAGCGGCGACTATTCCCGCGACAACCTGGTTCATGACGGCATCCTGTCGCTGGCTTTTCAAGGCACGGGCTATTGGGTGGCGCAGGCGACCGGGACGGACGGCACGGGCACTCCGCTCACGGCGAACGGCACCGGCGGTGTCGTCGAAATCGACACGGACCTGAAATACTTCTGGGACAACTTCCGGCTTTCGCCCACCGAGATCCTGGTCAGTGCCCAGGAGATGGTGAACATCACGAACAAGGTGATCGGCGGCAGTGGAGCACCGTTATTCCGGTTCATGATGGACGCCAAGGGCCAGGCGAACGGCCTCACTGCGGGTGTGGTTGTGGGTTCTTACCTCAACAAGGTTGGCATGGGTGGTACAGGCCAGGAAATCCCCATCCGGCTTCACCCGAACGTGGTGCCGGGGATGATCCTCTACTGGACGGACCGGCTGCCGTATCCGCTGGTGAACACGCGGAACATCGTGCAGGTGCGCGAGCGGCGCGGCTACCGTCAGGTGGACTGGCCGATCGTGACGCAGCGCCAGGAGTACGGCGTCTACGTCGATCAGCTTCTAGAACTGAGGACGCCCTTCGCTTTCGGCGCTCGCGTCAACATCGCCAACGGCTAAACGGCAGACCACCCGTCACCTCGGCCGGGAATCTGTCGCCCCTAGTAGCGGATCCTCCGAGGGGTAGGCGTCGGTCTGCCCCTCGAAGGAATCTAGCTGTGACTCTAATCGCAAGAAGTCGCTGGAAGAAGGTGCTGCTCGATGGGCAGCCAGCGATCCGAATGCAGTGCCCAAGTTGTCGGGTCGTCGGCCGACTCCATCTCAGCGCCGCAGACTCCGTGGGCCACCAGGTCAACGCGGCAGGCCAGGTGATGCCCTCGGTCGTGTGCGGAGACAATGACTGCGATTTTCACGACTACGTGACCCTGGAAGGTTGGCCAGGGATCGTCTGAGAGGTTGGCTTGAACACTTTCGTGGACTTGGCGACGGTGGACGACGTACAGGAATATCTCACCATTCCTACGGCCAACCGCGCAGCGAGCAAGGATGAGGTCCAGAAATTTCTCACCGGCGCGAGTGCGGACCTCATCAAGGCGATCAACCGCTACCCCGTCGTCAAGCGTTATACCGAAATCCGCGATGGGACGGGTGGAGCACGGATGGTCCTTGGCAATGCTCCGGTGGTTCTGGTGAACGAGATTAAGGTCAACGGGCTTGCGATCAGCCAGTCTCCAGATGGGACCTTGCCGGGCTATGTTGTCAACGACGCGTTTATCACGCTCATCGGTTACACCTTCACTTGCGGCTTTGCGAATGTGCGGCTCGACTACTACGCGGGGTGGGTTCCGGCCGCAGCGCCCACCTGGGTAGCGGATCATGCTTACGAGCTCTACGACTTCATCGTCGATTCGAACAGCCGCGTTCAGCAGGTCACCACGCCCGGAACGAGCGGCGCCACTCAGCCAACTTGGGTGACAGCTCTGGGCGGGACAAGCGTTGATGGCACGGTCACCTGGACCCGTGTTGAGCCCAGCCCCGAAATGCTCTTGCTCGAACGCGCCGCCATCGAGCTGACGGCGCAGAAGTGGAAGCGCCGCACGCACGTCGATGAATCGTCCTACTCGATGGGCGGACAGATCACCACTCAGTTCTCGACCGCGGCTTTACCGGACGAGGTCCGGCATGTGATCAACCAGCTCCGCTGGAGCATCCCGATTCCGAGGTGATGTGGTGCCTTTCTTTCGCTTCGAGATTTCCGACAACATCACGCCGCATTTGAACGGGGTCGTGGCGGCTTTGCCGGAACGCCTCCGGCTGGGCGTGAACAAGCAGCTGTATAGGCTCCAAGCGGTGATGCGTACCGAGAAGCTGAGCGGACAGGTGCTCAACGTTCGCACGGGGAATTTGCGCAATGCGGTCGTCGTCCTTCCCGCGACAGCCGGTGCCGACACGATTGAAGGCGTCGTCGGCCTGGGCAAGGAAGCCTGGTACGGCAAACTTCACGAATTTGGCGGGACCTTTATTGGGGCTGTGAAGAAGCTCAAGCGCCCGCCGCACATGGCGACCCGAAAGTGCGGGGAGCGGGTGATGACGGGAAGCCCCTACGGGATCTATTTCCCGGCTCGGCCTTGGTTCCGTGTGACTTTCCGCGAGCAACGCGACCGCGTGATCAACGAACTCCGTGCCGAGCTCTCGCACGCTCTGGTGAGTGGCCGTGAAGGTTGAGAGGGAACAAATCGCCGCCGCGCTTTTCGCGCAGCTTGAAAAGGCGAAGCCTTCCTTCAAGACCTTCAGTCGCGCGGTCAAGGAGTGGACGAACGTTGCGCCTACGGACCAGCCGGCGTTCTTTCTCACTCATATGGGCGAGACGCCGGCGCAAGACCAAGCCTGGGGGATCACGAAATACCTGATTCACTACCTGGGCCTGGTTTACTTCCGGGCCGACCCTGTGCCCGACTTCATCTCCGACCAGGTGTCGAATCCGCTTTTGGACGCACTCGACCTCGCGATGCAGGGCACACCACCAGGGGAAAAGCAGACGCTCGGCGGCAAGGTTGAGAACGCCTGGATCGAAGGCCGCGAGTGGATCAACACGGGAGTGCAGAAGGACCAGTATGCCCTCGGCATCTTCATCAACGTGCTGACGGGCGTCTAGCGCCGGGGAATGCGAAGTCCGTCAGGTGACGGATAGGAGCCAGGCTATGTTGCAGTTCGGCATTGGTGGGATGTTTGGCAATCCGGTGGGCGGCAACCTGGCGACGCCGACCGGCCCTCAGCAATTCGGCACGATCCAGGACGTCAGCGTGGAGTTCACGCAAAAGCTGGTGGAACTCTACGGGCAGAACAAATTCCCCGAGGATGTGGCTCCGTCCGACATGAAGGTGTCCGGCAAGGGCGCGTTTGCCAAGATCGAGATTGAGCTCTTCAACGCGCTCTATTTCGCGGAGACAATCGCGACCGGCATCGAGATCGTCAAAGACCGCGAGGCCGGGACGATTCCTGCCACGCCGGGTCCATACACGGTCACCGTGGCCCAAGCCGCGAATTTCGTGAAAGACCTGGGTGTGCTCTACGCGGCCACGGGCAAGCCCTTCGAGAAAGTCTCGGCGGGCAGCGAGGCGACCGGGAAGTACTCGATCGATGAGACCACCCCCGGCCAAGGCGGTTACACCTTCGCCGCCGGCGATCAGGCAGTCGAGGTGCTCATCAGCTATGTCTATTCGGACACGGTCGGGAGAAGGCTGACCGTAGTGAATCACATCCAGGGGTACGGGCCGGTGTTCGAGCTGTACCTCATGCAGCCCTACCAGGGCACCAACGGGCTTCACCTGTTCGCCTGCCGAGCCTCGAAGATGAGTTCCCCGATGAAGCGGGACGGCTATTTGATCTCCGACTTCGAGTTCGAGGCTTTTGCGAACGCGGCTGGCAAAGTGTTCGAGTGGTTCCAGGTCTCCAACTGAAAACCGCGAGCCGCTAGAGGAGCGAAGGCAACGGTCGGCGGCGTCGGGAATCCTGCCTTCGCGCGAAAACGAATAGGAGAACGCACGATGCGACAAAAGACCGTCACCTACGACGGGGCCTCCTTCACGATCAGCCCGTTGACCCTCGCGCAAGTCGAGCAATTCATCAGCCCCTTGCCGAAGGAGGGCGACGTGCTCCGTGCGGGCAAAGTCCGCGCCTTCGATCTGATCTGTTGGGCCCTGAACAACGCCCAGCCGGACGAGAAGTGGGATCACGAGCGCATCCGGCGGGAACTGGACCCCTGGGTGTTTGCCAAGCTCCAGGACGAGATCTTGGAGTTCACGGGGCTGAAGAGGATCGTGCCGGGGGAAAAGCCGGCAGCCTCGGAAGACTCATCCCGGAAATCCGAAGCTGCGTCATTACAGTAACCGGGTGGGCGCGCGAATACGTGGACGGGATGCTTTTCCCGGACGTTTCGGAGCTCTGCGAGTATTGGCAGACGTTCCCGCCTGTCCACCTAATGCTTCGGACTCTCTTCCGGGTCAAGCGTCCACAGCCAAACCAGCTCGAGCAGCGCGTCGCCGCTGAACGCGCCGTCTCGCTTCGCCGTTTACCCCGTGCCGTGCGTAGATTCGTTGAGGAAAGCGCGCGCAAAGGACCGGTCGCCTGATGGCTGACGATCTCGTATTGCGGATTCAGCTTGCCGTGGACGGCGTCGGCAACGTCCAGACGGCGATGGGGCAGGCGTCCGCTTCCGTCCAGGCGGGTGCGAGCCAAATCGCCGGCAACATGAAGCAAGCGGACGTGGCAATGGCCGAGTTCGCAGACAATACGGCCTCGGCTGCCACTCAGGTTATCCCTCCGCTCGAATCGATCCCCGCGAGTCTACAAGAAGTCCCCCCTGTCGCCGCTCAAATGTCCGGATCCGTGACTACCGCCACGACAGGAATCGGCGCTGGCTTCAAGCAGGCGACGCACTCCGGCATCATGGGCTTCGAGACGGTCCAGCAGCGGGTCATCGACCTGACGAAGCGCAGCGCCGAACTGCGAACGGCGTTACTGAGTACGAGCGATCCCGCCCAGCAGAAAGCCTTGAATGCGGAACTGCGGATGGCCCAGCAGCACCTGAATGCCTCGCGTCAGGAATTGCGCGGCCTCTCCTTCGAGGAGAGAGAAGCCACGGAGAAGGCCCAGTTGCTGGCCGCGCAGTTCGGAGTGCATTTGCCCGGGGGCGTGACACGCCTCATGGGTCGTCTTCCGTTGCTGCAAAGCGCGATGGAGGCCGCCTTCCCAGTCCTGGTCGTCACGGCTTTTCTCGCCGCGTTGCGGGAGGTCCCCGACGCGATCGCGCAAGGCACCGACGCGATCATGGGCTTCGGCGAGGAAGCCAAGAAGCGGTACGAGGAGACGGTGCAGTCGAACCTGCGCCTCTTGACCGATAACCTGAAACTCCACGACTCCTTGCGCGGGCTGGGGACGACGGGTCTAAGCGGTCTCGAGAAGCTCTCCGTCGAGCACAAGAACCTCCAGGAGAACATCAAGGAAACGGGCGACTTGATGGCCGTGCTCATGCGTGCCCAGATCTCCCAGCAGGCCGAAGTCGATGCGCTCACGTCCGGCTGGAGGCTGTGGGGCACGGTGGCAACGGGATGGGTTGACGGCACCGACCAGCGCATTCAGAAACTCCTCACCACGATCAAGAACGAGCAAGGCGTCATCTCCCAGCTCGAAACCCAACTGCGCACACTTCGGGAATACGAGCCGCGGAAGCTTGGCGCAGAAACTGGAGCCGAGGAGCGCCGCCTTGCCGAAGCGCGGCTCGATGCCCGTCGCCGTGTGGCGCTTGCCGAGCTGGACGCTTCGAAGGCGGTCCTCGCCGAACAGCGTGCGGCGAACCTTGCCTCCGGCATTCAGGAAATTACAGATTTGCGAGTTCTCGCCGACCGCAAGATGGCGATTGAGCGCGAATACTACCGCGAGCGCATCCGGTTGGCCCAGAGTGGCGTCGATCGCAGCCGTCTAACCGCCGAGCTCGAAGCTGCGGAGCTGGCCTACCGGGCCACGATCACGGAGCTGAATACTCGCCAAATCTCCGAAGAGCGCCGCATCGCCAGCGAACGCATCGCGGCTCAGGAAGGAGTCACCCGAGCGAATCTCGACACCGAGCAGCAGTGGATCTCCGACGCGCTCTCGCTGCGCCGGATCTCGGTGGACGAAGCAACCGACTATCAACTCCAAGTTGAGCGAGAGCGGTACGCGGAAGCGCGCCGCGCGATGCTCGACCAGGCGGCTTTGGAGCAGACGGACCAGGAGGCGTTGAACGCTCGTCTTCAAGCCCTCGAAATCGAACACCAGAACAAGCTGAGCGCGATCGACGCCGAGGGCGAGCGGCGCAGGATCGACCAGGCCACGCGCGAAGCCAATCTGGAGTTTTCGAGCGCCGCGGCCTCGGCAGACCGCGAACTAGCGTTGCGCCGGCGGCACAATGACGAACGCCTGGCGACCCACCGGATCACCCTAGCCCAATACCAGGCGCAAGAGACCGCGGCCTTAAACGAATGGTACGAGCGCCAGCGCGAGGCGCTGGTGCGATTGCTGAACCTCATCAAGGTGGCTTACGGGGAAGCCTCGCTCGAATACCGCGAAATGCTGGAGCGCATGAAGGCCCTGGACGCCCAGCGGGCGGAAGAGTTGGATCGGCTGAACTCACAGATTGCAGAGTCCCAGCGCCGGAGCATCCGCGAGGTCAGCGGCGAGATCAAGCGCGGGCTGACGCAGTGGATCGTGGGCTACCGGAGTTTTCGCGACGCCGTCATCGGAGTCTATGCCAGCCTGGTGGAACGTGCCGTCGGTTTCATCCTGGAAATTGGCGCGCGTCAGATTGAAGAGTGGATTCTGGAGACGGTATTCCACCAGGGCGAAAAGGCCAAGCAGATTGCCAGCACCGCCGCCAGCGCCGCGGCTGAGACCGCCATCGTTTCGTCGCAGAACGTTGGGCAGGTGACTTCGGAGGCGGCGGTCGCCGCCGCGACGGCCTACGCAGCCTATGCCTGGGACCCTCCCCTGGCTGAGGCGATGGCAGCCGAAGCTTTTGCAGCGACGATGGCTTGGGCCCCAGTTGCGGCCTTTGAGCAGGGCGGGATCATGCCCAAAACGGATCTGGCGCTCCTCCACAAGAACGAGATGGTTCTGCCGGCGAATCTGAGCGCCACGATTCAGACGCTCGCAGCTCAGGGCGGATCGCCGTCGAGCGTGGGCGGCACCGTCCATGTTCACTATGCACCCGACGTGCATGCGTTTGATCGGCGTGGAGTAGCGGAAGTCCTTCAGGAACATTCTGAGGTTCTGTCAGGGATCATTCGGAAGGAGATGCGACGCGGTCGAATTCCCTCGCCATGAGCAACGCCGTCTATCCATCGACGATTCGCGGGCTGACGTTTACGGTTGTCAAGCGGCCGGAATTCTCGACGCTCATCCAGAGCAGCTCCAACCGCTACGAGTTGCGCCTGCCGCAGACCAAGAATCCCATCTGGCATTGGTCGCTCGTCTATGACTACCTGAAGGATTATGACATCCAGTCATCTCTCACCTACACGGATCTGCGGACGCTGGCGGGTTTCTTCCTCACCCACAACGGCCAGGCGGACGACTTTCTCTTCTCCGACCCTGACGACAACTCCGTGGGACCGGCGCTCTTCACCACCGCTTGGCAAGCACAACACGTCTACAAGGTTGGAGATTCAATCCTCGATTCTGCCTATCACTGGCAGCGCGTGACGACGGGCGGCCTCTCAGGATCCACTGTACCCGCCTGGGATCATGCGGGCGGTACGACGACGGACGGATCGGTGGTATGGACCGACCAGGGGCTTTATTCAGCCGCGGGCTTTCCGAACTTGCTCGCTCAGCTCTCACTCGATAACGATGGCGCGGGCAATTATTACTCACCCATCCAGCGCGACTTCGGCGGATTCATGGAGGACGTGACCGACCTGAACGGCTCGATCACGGTCTATGCCAACGGCGTCTTGCAGGTTGAAAACGCCGACTACACGGTCGAAGGTCCGGGCCTCGCTCTTCCCGGCAAATCCTTCGCGGGCTTGTACCTGGCATGGATTGGAGAGCCGACCGCGCCGATCACGGCTGAATTCGATTTCTACTTCCGCGTTCGCTTCGAGATGGACCAGCAGGACTTCGAGAAGTTCCTCGCCCAGCTCTGGACGATTGGCGGGCACGGCTCACGCGGCAGCGGGGAGATTCGCCTGATGACCGCTCGACCTCCTTATTCGCCAATCGAATTGCCTTGCGTGCAAGTCAGTTGCCCCTCGTTCATTC